GGTAGAAAAGCTTTAGAAGGAGGTCACTTTGTTTCTAAAAAGAGTGGAGTTCATCGGTTTCTCCCTCGTTCAAGAGTTACTACTGCTTCTAGCGGAAGTCGATTTAAAGTGAAGAATCCATATGTCTTTGTTCAAGGGGATGTACTTCAAATTACTCAACCAGTAGCAGTTCTAGCAGTTACTGGGATTGCAGAAGCAGGTATTACTATCAATGAGACGAGAACGTTTAAATACACTCCTGTAGGAGCAGCTAATACGACTGAAGCAGCTACTATGATTGCTAAGTATTTTAACTCTCTACCTGATATTAGTAGTACATTAGAACTTATTTCTATGGGGGCAAATATTTATTTTTATTCCCCAGTAAGTATTAAACCTGTAACTTTTACTCCTAGTGGAAGTCTCGGCACTACTGTAACTACTACTGTTCTTACTACTACTCCTATTGGGACTCTTCAAGCTATTGATTCAGTAACTGAAGAACTTATCTTAGGAGCTAACGTTGCTGGTACTCTTCCTGTTGGCTCAGTAGTAGGAGTTTCACAAGACGAAGTGTTAGGTATTTTCCCTCACTCAGTAGATTATACTTCTGGTGGGATTACTGGTAATACTATTGGAGTAATTGATGAGGCTAAAGTATATAAACTTCACTTACCTCACTGGGATAACTCTCTTACTTATGAATGTCCTAGACTTCATATTAGAGAAGTGTGGTCTTAATAATAAATAATAAAAGATAAATAATAAAAAAATATATGGCATACGTTGCAAGTTTTTTTTCTGAGAGGTTCGTCGCCAAGCAGATTATGGCTATGGTGGATGAAACTGAACATCAACTACTTAAAAGAGGTAAATTGATTGATAAATATTTTCCTACTCAGATGTTTGATGGGAGAGATTTTGTTGGTTTACTAACTAAGAGAGTCGCCCCTGCTGCATCTATTGTTGCTTATGGTGCTGAAATTCCATTGGTAAGTTTTGGTGGAGTTGAACGAATGGCTGCTACGTTATTCAAGCTAGGTACTAAACGTCTATATGATGAAGAAACTCAGTGGAAAATGATGGAAGCACAGAACTTAGCTATCACTAAAGGTATTAAAGTTCAAAAAGTTTATAACCCTGATGGCACTGTTACTCCTGGTTCAAGTTCAGATTTAGCTACTATTCTATTTGGTCAAGTTAATGATCTTTTAAGAGGTATTACTGATAGAATGGATCACTTGAAATGGCAAGTGGCTCAAACTGGTGCAGTAGATATGACTGACCCAATTACAGGTATTCCTCTATCTCTTGATTTTAAGAAGGTTGGAGTTAACTATAATCATTTTCCTGCCCCTCTTACTCAAACTGGTAATACTACAGATCCTACTTTAAATAAGTGGAGTGATTATGTAAATGCTCAGGCTCTTCAAAATCTCTCTGATGCCTGTGATACTTACTACGATACTAATGGTTATATGCCAGATAAAATTGTAATGAGTCGTAAGTTATGGAAAGATTTCTTACAACAAAGAAGCACTCGTGATGCAGCTAGGCAGATGTCTACTGTTGAACTAGGTCTAGTATCTCCTGATATGGGAAGAAAACTACTAACTATGAGAGACTTACCAGATGTGGAAGTATTTGAAGAAAAGTATCAAGAACAATTAGCTGATGGTTCAATTGTAGAAGTTAACTTCTTGAATAATAATCGTTTTGTATTCCTTAAAGAAGATATGGGGATTAGTGCAATTGGCCCTACTCTTGAATCTGTTCCTACTATTGTTGGAGGTGGTGATGTTCCTATTGAGCCTAAATCAGGTATTTATGTATCTACTTATGAGCAAAATAAACATCCTAAGCAAGACGTATCAATGGCAACTGCAACTTTTCTCCCTATCGTAATGAATCCTAAGCAATTATATTCTCAACAGGTTAAGTAATGAAAAAATATACTTTGCTGAAAAATCTTGTTACTAAAGAGGGTAATATGATTTTTGCTCGTCAAGCTTTTTATATGGAAGGTGAAATTCCTAAAGAGTTTATTAATCCTTTAAACGTAATAGTAGTAGAAGATACACAAGCAGTTATTCATAAACAAACTAATACTCCAGATGAAACACATTATTTAACTGGGAAGGATGTCACTACTCTTACTCCTAAGTTTTATGATCCTAGTAAAGTAGAGGTTATTGATAAGCTAGACATTAATTCTATGTCTTTAGACCAATTAAAAGTTCTTAAAGGAATTGGGGAGAAGATTGCTACTCAGCTAATTACTAATAGACCTTACACTGATTTAGCTGACCTAACTACTAAAGTTAAGCCTTCTCCTGGTAAAAACTGGGAAGAATTCAATTTCATGTTCTCTTAAAAATATCTCTAGTACAAAAGATAATACTAGGTATAGTTTTACTAGAGAGCTATACTTATTTTTTTATGATAATACAACATAAAGTCACAACTCTCCAAGTAGTTAGAGATAATTATAAAGAAAAACCTCAGATATATCTTAAGGAATCTAAACATTCTATAAGAGATACTATCCCAGTAATAGTAGATATAACTTCATCTACTCCTATCACTATTAATAATATTGGATTGACGTTTAAGATATATCACCAATTAACAGACTTAATACTTCAACAATATAATACTGATAGTTTTATATTTCCTATAGTAGAAGTCAATAAAATACAGGCTATCTTATACGTTAATGGAAGTGATATTCCTAACTTCTATGCTTCTAAGCTTTTAGAATTTCCAAATAAAACTCATAAGCTTAACTATGAAATGATTATATCCGCTAATACTACTCGAAATATTTCTAAATTTACTGATAACGGAGAATTCTATGTCTATTAAAGTTAATACATATCGAGAATGGAAAGATAATAAACTATCAGGCTCTATTGTTCCTAGAAATGATGATTTACCTTTAGGAGTTAGTTTAGAATCTATAGATAATCCTTCTCTCTTAGGAGTTGGAGTATCTGTTAATTTTATAGTATTTACTAACACTTCTACTACTAATTTCTCAGTAGGTAATTACGGAACTCTTATAGGTCTATCTCCTATTGTTACTGAACCTTCTAAGATTATCTTTAAAGGTTTAGTAGAAAAAGAACAACTACAAACTAGATTAGACCCAAATCTAGATTCTTCAGTATATTTCGTTACTAAAGCTGTATTTCCTGATACTGCTGAAGTTACTATTGATGAGGGTTATTTCACTTCTAAAGTTACTCTTATTTAATTAAAAATATGGGAGATATTACTTTTATGGGTTCTATTAATAATATTGAATTTAATAGAAAACGTGGCTCTAAGGATAAAAAGAAAAGAAAAAGAAAAGTCATTAATAACCAGCCAAGTGCAGATGGTCAAGCTCCTCTTAGTGAAATAGGTCAACAAAGAACTGGGTATAAATATTATCGTAAACGTAGAGCTTTAAGGTTTATTGGACAATTAGCAGTAGCGGGAGGGGTAGTAGGAGCAGCTTTAGCTGCCCCATCAGCAGTAGTTCTTCAAAATCCTAAAGCTATGCTAGTAGGAGCAGGACTAGGAGCAGTAGGTATAGGAGGTATTAGCTATTTAGAACACGCTAATAGTAAATATAGTCCTTTATATAGAAAGAAATTACCAGTCATAATAGAATCTGGTAAATGGAAAGTAAAATAAAATGTCAAAATTAAAAATTATTAATAAAACTCCATTAAAGAGTAGGGCAATTCCATTTATTGAGCTAAACCCTAATTATTTCTATTGGTTAGATATTGGTACTGAAATAGTGGTAGATATCTTAAGAGAAAAAGATAAGCACTTAGAGGTTAAATTACTTACATCTAATCTTAAAAATTTACCAGTAGGAGTTAGAGTCTGGTATATTTACAAAGGACACGTCCAAGTAACTGAAGAACCAGGTAATACTAAAACCAGTAAAAATACTCTTAAGACTGACTACTATTACCAGTTATATAATAAGTATCATCCTTATACTTCTTGTTTCCTTAGTTGTGTAGCAATGCTCTTATCTTTCCATAAGGTTAAAGTAACTCCTG